CTATTGGACAGGGAAGTGTAGTAGGCGGTACTTACAATCCTGGTGGTGGGGGCGACACAATAGTAAATGCAACATCTGGAGTAACAGGTGTGAGCGGCTATGTATCGCTATCTGGAGCTGGAGATACTGCAGGTGCAGTCGCTAGTTCTTACTCCAATCCAAAGTCACCATACGTCTACAGTCAAAATTTAAATGGTCAGTTAGCACAGTTGTTTAGATTCCACAGCTTACAAAGTGGTGAAAGTGCAAATACAAAAGTAAAAATAGGTATTACAATGGCGGCAAATCAATTAACGTCATCGGCATTTCCTAAATTTACTGTAATTGTTCGCGACTTTGCGGATACTGATCAATCACCAAATATTCTAGAAGCATTCTCTAATTGCTCTTTGGATCCCGACAGCTCAAGCTATATAGCAAGAGTTATTGGAGATAGATATCCAAAATGGAGCGGTCTAGGTGGAGCAGGATCTCCTGAATTAACTTTCGGTGGACAGTATGATAATAAGAGTAAATATGTTAGAGTAGAAATGTCTACTGATCCAATGAAGCAGCACTATAGACCATCGGCCTTTGCAGGTGTTCCTAAAAATGCACTTTCAACTGGAGATGATGCAATTGGAGGCCTACCAAATGTAACCTATAAGCTAGACAACTTCGTCTCAGGAACAACACCAGATCCAAATCGTTTTGTTGGAGCAAATTTCGATAACTCTAACTTGAGAGATCGTTTAAGAGCGACATCGACATTGGCAACAAATGGTAGTGATGGAACTGTAAATGATGCAGGATTCTTATTAACAGTTCACAATAATAGCGAAACAGGCTCAACTACTGCAGCAACATCTGCATTTATTGGTGGTATGGATATGTCTACCAATGCTGGTAATGAGCAAATAGATTCCGCACACGGTATTATGCCAACAAAGGTAATCTCAGCTCGCTATGATGGAACAGGAACGGCTGATGGCACAGTTAAACACTATCAGTTTTTAGTTCCAATGTATGGTGGATTTGATGGAATGGATCAAAGAAACAAAATGCAAACCAACATAGCAGGTGGTGCATTGAGTGGTGCTTATGTAGATGCTACTTCAATCCTATCTAATGTTGATGAATACGACTTTAACTTGTTAGCTTTCCCAGGAGTAACAAATGCTTCAGTGGGAGCTGTTCAAAGTAGAGCAATTGATATGTGTGCTGGTCGTGGAGATGCAATGTTCTTAGCAGAACTAGGTAAAGATACTGCAGGTACAGTATCGGCAGATTGGAGCCTATCGGTAGCAGAGGCTGTCGAAAGAGCAGCAGGCATAGATAGCAGTTATGCTGCAGCTTGGTATCCATGGGTTCGTATTTACGATGCAGATATTGACGACTTTGTTTGGGTTCCACCTTCAGTAGAAGCATTAGGCGTTATGTCGTTTACTGATTTAGTTACTCATCCTTGGTTTGCTCCTGCTGGATTCAATCGTGGTGGTCTAGAGAATGTCTTAGAGGCATATCGTAGATTGACACAATCACAGCGTGATGAGCTATATGAAGGTAAAATTAATCCAATTGCAACTTTTGCTGGTCAAGGTATATATATCTTTGGTCAAAAAACTATGCAAAGTAAAGCTAGTGCTCTAGATCGCATTAATGTAAGACGTATGTTGCTACATGCACGTAAGTTTATTGCTTCTTTATCTAAGAGTGTATTGTTTGAGCAAAACTCTAACACTACTAGAAATAGATTAAGAACTTTAATCAATAATGTATTAGAGCCAATTAGAGTTAAACAAGGATTGACTCAATTTAGAGTAGTAATAGACGATAGTAATAATGGGCCTGATGTAATAGATAGAAACCAAATTGTTGGAGACATCTTTTTACAGCCAACTAAGACTGCTGAGGTGATTGTATTGAACTTTAGTATCGAAAGAACAGGCGCAACTTTCGAAGAAGTATAAGGAAAAAACTTATCAACTCCCTATTTATAGAAGTAGGGAGTTGATAAACAGCTTTAAGTAATTGATAATTAAGGAGAAAAATAATGGGATATTTTGACGGTGATATTAATACCATTCTCAATTCTGGCACAGAACTAAAACGTGTCTTTCGTTGGGTTTTAACCTTCCCAACAGTTGATGGTAGCGGCCTAGCTAGCTGGCATGCAAAAACAGCAAATCGTCCAAAGGGATCATTCGAAGAGATTGTAATTGATTCTTTGGGGGGTAAAAAATATGTGGGCGGTAAGTTCGCCTGGGAAACAATAGATTTAACACTATACGATCCATTAGAGGCATCAGCAACAGTAGAATTAATTAACTGGTTTAAGTTAAACTACAATCCAGCTGATGGATCTATGGGCTATGAAAATAATGAAACAGCGGGTGGCTATAAACAAAATGTCACTCTCTCTATGGTAACTCCAGATGGAAATGATGGAGAAAAATGGGACTTAACTGGTTGTTGGCCAATGTCATTTGACTTGGGAGCTTTAGATTATGCAGGAAATGATGCAGTGGAGATATCTTTTACTTTAAGATACGATAATGCAACTCTAGCACAAGCTTCTCCAAGTACTGAGGGAGGCTAAGCCTTACATAATCAATTACTTAAGTTTTCCTCTATGCTATTTATGCAAAAAAAGCCGACAAAGTTCGGCTTTTTTGTTTACTTTAAACAGTTTAGGTCATATTTTCTCTTTGAGAGTATTTATAGATATATGCAAGGAGAAGTTTAAATGACAAACAAAAAGACAGTTTCAAAAAATCCAGATTTAGTAGCAACTGAAGCTTTGACTGATCAAATTGAAAAAGAAGAGCAGCTTGAGAGTGCAAAAAAGGAATATCCATTTGCAACACTTAGTTGCGTGCTACCTTCTAAGGGCAAGGTGTATCCAGCTGGACACGCTTTTCATAATAGAGAAGTAATAGACATCAAGTATTTAACTGCCAAGGAAGAAGATATCTTAACCAGTCCTCAGTTATTACGTACAGGACAAGCGATTAATAGAGTAGTGCAAAGTTGCGTACTAGATAACGTAGATGTTAACTCTTTATTGGTAGGAGATCGCAATGCTATCTTATTAGCGTTAAGAATTTCTGGATATGGAGCGGAATATAAAGTGCAATTAAACAGCGCAGATACAGGTAAGCAGTTTGAACACTCATTTGATTTAAATGATTGTGGAATTAAATTCTTAGAAGCAAATCCTGTAATTCCTAATTCAAATATTTTTGAGTACATGTTACCTCAAACAAAGCAAACAATACATTTTAAATTAATGACTGTTGGTGAAGAATCAACGCTCAATAAGTTGTTAGAAAAAACTTCTAAAATGTACAACCAAGACAAAAATGTTACTGTTAGATTGGAGCAACAAATTGTTAATGTTGGTGGTAATGATGACGCTATGTATCGTCGTACTTTTGTCGAAAACATGCCCGTAGCGGACAGCAGAGCTTATAGAGATAACTATTCAAAGCTTCAGCCAGACACAGATATGAACGTTTGGATTACTGATCCCACATCGGGAGAGGAGGTTGAAGTCGATATTCCAATCGGCCCTAACTTTCTTTGGCCTACGAGCGAAGGATAAAGAATACATCTTTGAGCAGTGTTTTCAGCTCACAAGATATTGTAAAATTAGTTTCACTGAGGCATGGAAAATGCCTCTTGCGGTTCGTCGTTGGTATATAGATAGAACTGTAAAAGAGTTAGAAGAAGAAAATAAAAAGAAAAAGGCAGCTATGAGAAAAAGATAGTGCCTTAACGATTGGGAAACTAATATGGCCCTAGGACCACAAGACATACAAAATCTAAATAGATTTGGACAGCAGTTAGGTGCTTCAGTTAATCAGCTTTCTAGTGCTGTTGGCGGCATGGAGTCTTCGCTAAATAAATTTGCCTCTAGGTTGGAAATGATTTTGCCAAGTGAAGGCGGCGGCGAGGGCGGCGGTCCAGCTCCAGGTGGAGGTGGTGCTAAGGGCATAGGCGGCAATCTAGTTCAAGCTGCAAAAGATTTTGATAAAATATTAGGCGGAACTGCTACAAAAATGACTAAGACCTTGGGAGGTCTTGGTAAGGGTAGCGGGTTTGCTATAGTTGTATCGCTTGCAAAAACTCTCTTAAATCAACTCGATGGCATAAACTATAAGTCAAAAATAATGACTGGTCAGTTTGGCTATACCTCTAAGCATGCAGAAGAACTCGTAAAACAAGGCAGGAGAATGACTCAAGGCATGGCAGCTTATGCTGGTCAGTGGGAAATTATTTCTGGCAGTGTAGCTAAAATGGAAGATAGTTTTATGGGATCTTACACAACAGCTATGAAGTTTGGTAAGTTTAGTACTGTATTGGAGAAGGGAATAGGAATAGCGGCAGAAGACTCTGGTAAGTTAATGGGATCATTAACGCTAGGTTTTGGAGCCTCAGAGAAATCAGCCAAAGCCTTTGTGGCCTATACTAAACAGTTTGCCGAAAAAGAAGGTAAGAGTGGTGCTAAGTTAATTCAATTTATGGCTAAAGACATTGCAACTATGTCGAGAATGAGTGCTGGAGAGGTAATCAATTATGCTAAAATGGCAAGCTATGCTCAAGATCGTAACATAGAGTTGAGTCAAATAGCAGCCTTCCAAAGAAAAGAATTAGATTACGGTAAAACGATTCAAAAGACCATGAAGGTAAATGAGTTCTTGGGTCTAAAATTAGATGCACGTGCAATTTTCCAAAAAGAAGTAGCTGGTGACTATCTCGGAATGCAAAAGCTCATAGTAGGTCAAGTTGCAGAGCAGTATAAATCGTTTGGTGAGTTAGAAAATTTACAACAAAATATGTTAATGGATTTAACTGGTATGACTGAACAGCAACTCCAATTATCCATTTTAAAAGAAAGACAGGCTAAGGGATTAGAAATAGATGAGCAAGAGCTAAAGTTACTCGAAGATCAACTTACAGCCAAAGCAGATGCAGCAGCTCTAGAGGATCAAATGGCTGCTAATATGGAAAAACAAGCAACAGCGATGCAGCGTATTAAGCAGGCATTTGTAGATGGCTTTTTGACCCCACTTAATGCTTGGATAGAGAGCAACTATGGTGGCTTTGGTGAATTTATGGACAGCATAGTAGAAAGTGCTAGAGATCTTGGCGGTAAGGTAGGCAAGGTAGTAAACTACTTTTTAGAGATGGGTCCATTAGTAACCGGCATTGCCGCTACGCTATTGTCTATTGGACCGTACTTGGCAGGCGGTGTAGGTAGAATGGCAATGGGCGGACTTGATTTGGCAGTAGAAGGAGCTACCTCTATAGGTAGAGGAGGCTCTCGATTAGGACGAGCTGCAAAAGGTGGCTATAGACAGGGCGGCCTAGGTGGCGCAGCTAGAGCAGTAGGCAAGTCTAGTAAAAGAATGGGCGTGAGCGCAGGTAAAAGCTTACTAAAGGGCGGAGGTAAATTGCTTGGCAAAGTAGGTATCGCTGGCGCAGCTATCTCGTTGGGAGCAAACCTTTGGGGAGCCTTTCAGGAAACTGGCATAAAGAAGAAGAAAGCCTTAGGTAGTGCAGTCGGAGGAGCAGCTGGTGCAGCCATAGGAGCCGCGTTAGGTGGCCCAGTTGGTGCAGCAGTAGGATACTTTATTGGTGAGACAGTGGGTGGTTGGATTGGCGAGGTGTTTGCTTCCGAATCAGACAAAGCTATGCAGGCCAATCTTGAGGCCTATGAGAGCGCCCTAGAGGGCCAAAGGCTGGCGCAGGAGAGATTATCAGATGCTAGAAGGCGCGATCAAGAGCTAGACTCCGACATAGCAAATTCATTTTCCCAAGGATCAGATGAGCTAAAAATAGCAATGCTGGATTTATTGGAAAACGAAAATGGAGTAATGGCCTCCATGCAAGATATTGCTGCTTCTTTTAATAACATACAAAAAAATCAACCACTACAATATAAATTACTTGCAAGCGTCCTAGAGACTCAGTATGGACAAGGAGGAGCTACGGTTAAAAACTTCCAGGATATGTTGAAGAACATGCGA